TGGAATTCTCTGAACAAACAGATAATCTTAAACGAATTCAATTGACTGCAAATAAGACCCTTACACCTAAGTTTGGGTCTAGGCAAAGTGGGATGGACCACCCGCTTATCTACTCTGAAAAGATAGATACTTCAGACTCCGACACTCGTGGGAAAGAGTGTTTTAGTTATTTTGTAGAGACTCTGGCTCTTGATGAAAGTTTTAAACTAAATTACTCTCATCTTAATAGGAAAAAGATTTCACTCAATAGTCCTATAGAGAATTTACAAAATAATGAAAAAGAGACTGCTCCTGAATTAAAAACTCAGGGTGGTGCTATTACTCCTGTCGATCTTTTAAAGACGAAGATTCATAAACTTAATGAATCGGTAATAGATTTGAATGTTGCTGCTTCAATCAAGGATATCGAGGAGAAGGACCCGACATTCCTTGAGGCTACACATGAAATGAGTCAGTGGAGGAACCTCCTTAAGAGGATTCCTAAGACTGAATGGTTCTTTGTTTCACAGACAACTATATCTGAAGAGGCTAAGTGTCTCTGGGATATTGTAGTAGATCTGTACAGAACTGTTATACTTTACGGTTATAGACCTAGTAAAGCCCATCTAAGGCACAATATGTTAAGATGTTGGCTCTCTCACTGTTATGCAGTTAACAATCTGCCACATGAGAGTAGTATACAAACTAAAGAAGGGGAGATTGTCTTAACGACTTCCCGATGGATTAAGTATATTAAGTATAAACTAGGAGCTTTCGCCGCCTATTTCAAACAAAATAGTGTAATACCTGTATCTCCACTTCCTAAAGATTGGAATGATGCGCCTTTTAATCTTCTAGATTCAACTTTCACCAAATGGTTTAAGAAACAGAATCAAAAGGAGTTCGAAACTCAGTTTTGGAAAATGTCCTTAATCGACAGTCTATGCCGAGGAGTAAAGAAAGGGGCTCATCGTTCTACATTTGAAGATGGCATCAAGAATGATCTTGAAACTTTCAATCTTTTTACAAAAGAGAGAAAGCCTCATTCTTACACTCTAATGACTGATGAGCAGTTAGAATTAGAAGTTATTCGAACAGTAAATGAAATTATACCAGACGAATCAATAGAGTTAGTCTATGAGACAACTCCTTCTCTTTCCTCCTGTACGGAGAATGGATTAAGCAAAGGTGGTTCCTTGCCTATTGTTAAATCCGTTTTACCTAAGTGGAATCACAAAGAAACAGTGGTTTTAAAAGTTGGTATGCTTACTGACCCACGTCCTATTTATAATCATAATGAATCTGAAATAAAAGATCCTGAAGTAGCTACACCTTTTCATATAGAAGAGAATGCAGATATCAGGGGATTACAAAAAGCAGGAGAATTACTCTCAAGTCCTTATTTAGAGATTGACCTAAACCCCGAAGGGATAGGTTCTAATATAGATATAGAAGAATTGTGCGAATATGCGTTATCAAAACCTTCAATAACAAGATTTCTGTCATTAAAAGAGGCACTTAAAGTTAGAGGTATATCGACCCCCTCAGCTCTTGAAAATTTTATACTCCGACCCATCCAAAAATATTTGGCCCGATGTCTTTTAAAACACCCGGTCTTTTCTACAACCGGTCATCCAATGACTGATTTAGATATTGAGAAAGTACTCAAAGTATTACACGATGATGAGGAGCTAATTTCAGGAGACTACGATAATGCTACAAACAATATCATAGTTAGATATACACGTTGTTGTATTAGACAAATTTGTACCAATCTACACCTTTCTGCGAATATGTCAAAAGTAGCAGAACGTTCTTTATGCGATAATATATTACAATATAGTTTTTACTATAAAAGTGGTGAAATAGTACTTGAAGATCTTCAAATGAATTCACAACCTATGGGAAAGATTTTATCTTTCGTGGTCTTGTGCATCCTTAACTTTACAGTTTGTAGGAAGGCATGTGAATTAGATAGTGATAGTACGATATTAATAAAAGATTTTAGAGGTTTAATTAATGGTGATGACTGTTGTTTCCCTATACGTAATTTTCATTTATGGGAGAAATGCAGCGGACAGCTAGGTCTTTTCAATTCAATTGGAAAGACGTTCCTTTCAAAGACATTCATTGAGATGAATAGTAGAACATTTCTTATAAGAGAGTTTGAACAGTTTCATACATGTCGTATAAACATGAAATTTACAGAAGTACCTTTTGTGAATTTTGGGTTGATGAAGGGCTATGTACGCTCACAGTATTTTGCTGATGATAAACAAAAGCAAGAACTTTCAGCCTTTTGTAAAATAGGCCAAAATCATCAAGAATTATTACAAAATTTTCCCTCGCTATATGAGGAGCTAGATTTTTTATTTAAACGATATAATAACCACTTACTCTTAGATCCCTTGCTGAGAGATATACCTTATTATGTACCGCAATGGTTAGGCGGATTAGGTATGAACCCAGGGCCAGATTTTGTAAACAAAATCTCGTCGAGACAACGTCAAGTATGTACTCGAATCTATAATCGACTTCTCACTTCTGTAGAAGTAAAAGCAATCACTTGTGAAAAGGATTGCGTTATCCATGACATTGTGACTAAACGATTAAAACGACTTTTTAAGTCTTATAATCTGCCAGATAAAACAGTGTTTTTAGGTCTATGGAGAGAAGAAGATGAGTATGTAAACCTAGAGCATGAGAATGAAATACTTTATCACTCAATGGTAGAGTCTGTGTGGAGACAGTCTGATTTAGAAGACTTCTTCCATTATCCGAAAAATGGGCATAAGATCCCTGTCTATCTTAAACGTAAGGATGATATCCTTCGTAAGAAGATTTCGCATAATGCGCAGATCTGGCGAACTCAGTATGGTCAAATAACCGCTGATGATCGCCCACTCAAATGGTTTAAATTATGGCACGACGCTAATGTTAATCGCGTGACTTTTCCCGCATTAACTGCTGATCATTCATTGGTCAATAAATTTAATAATTTAAATCTCATGTGAATATGC